CCATATACTGTTGAGAAAGTTGTTACGTCTAATCCCATTACTTTTTTACGACCAGTCATTGCAAGGTCTGCACCAAATAGTCCAACATTACCAGCGTTTGAAGCACCAGCATTTGTTTGACCAATCCCGATGTTATTCTTAAAGAATCCACCTAGTTTATGTAACCAAGTATATACAGCAGTGCTACATAAGTATACTGTTGCTTTATCTTGATTATATCTTGGGTCTTGGTATTTTGACATATCATCTAAGAAATCATCGATTGTCTTAGTTGCTGTATTTAAGGTAAATAAATTACCATAGTTCAATACATAGTCTACTGCACCTTGTGTATGTTGAACATCACCTGATTTGTATTGAGTGCTGAATAATCCAGCGTGTTCAATATCCCACTTGTGTTCAATTAGTTTGTCTTTCCAGATACGAGCCCATTCATTTGGTTCATACTTTAAAGCTGTTGCTCTTGCAGTATTAGTCATACCAAATTCAGTTCTAAATATCTGAGTTGCACCATAACCAGTTGAGTAAGGATTATCTTTCCATTGTTTTCCAAGTAAAGATGAACCTTCAGCAAAAGAGTTACCTACTACGTAAGTACGCTTAGTTTCTAAAGGTCTTGCACTATCACCAGATATTGCAGCATTATATGTTACCATATCAGCTGCATTACCAGTAAATGATGCAAGTTCAACTGCTGCTCCACTAGCTCTTAATACTGTACCTTCTATACGTACGTATTCTGAATTAGCTCCTGCTACTCCTCCTACTGATGACAAATCTGCTCCAGTAACAGCAACAGGGTCTGATATAATGCGAACTAATAAATAGTCAGTCATTGCACCGCCATTAGCTGTTGAAGACATAGGGACTTTAAGGATTTGATTTTGAAGGAAAAACTCAGGTGAAGTTCCGCCTGATGCTACTCTAATTTCTGAACTAAGATTTCCAGATATATTCTGGATGTTACCAGCACTTTTATAGTCTCCCGCCATTAGTAGTTTGACTGTATCGCCTACTACTATTACGTTATCGAGATTATCTGTTGCACGCAATTGTGCATCAGCAATAACTGCCGTGTTTCCAGCACTATGAGCCCAACCAACTACGTAAGCGTAACGCTTCATAAAAGATTGTCTCTTTTCAGTGAATTTAAATTCAGGGTCATCAGTAGGTTTCTTAGATAGAGATGAAACTAATCTGAAAAATGGAGTTTGGTCTAAAGCCAATTCTCCGAATCTTTCAGAAAAGTCATACTTTCTACGTAGGTCACCTGTTGGTAGTGCTGTTGTTGGGTCAATCCCGCCAACATTTCTACCCGTATTAGTCAAACCTGATGAGCTTGACAATGCAAATGGTGTGTTTGCCATGTTATACCTCCTAGGGTATTAGGGTTATATTAGTTTATCTAACCCAGCACCTTCAGCAAGCAACTTATCGAAAACTGCATCATCTACAGACGATTCTTGTCTTTGTACATTCCCACTTGACGCAACGCTTATTGGCATTTGTCTAACATTTTTCATTTGTTGTATTACTTCATTTCTAGCATTACCAGCTACTTGCGTATCTCGGTTATCTCTATTTTTCAAGTAATAAACATCTTCCAATGATAGTTTATGTCCTTTTGCATAATCTATTAAATCGCCATAGTCTTCTTGAGAAATATTGAATTTACTCTTAAATTCACTTTCCTCGGAAGCCCTACGTGATTTCTGAGATTGTTGTTGTGCAAAATCACCTAATCTACGTTGTACTACTCCATCTACTGTTGCATTAAACAACTTAGCAGATTGAGAAGCAGGGTCTGACAAAGCTTCATCGTAATCAAACATGAAGTCTTCATCTATTCCTAGTTGCTCTTTTACGCTCTTTGGAGCTGAGCCGCCACCCTCAAAATAACCTCTCACATGAGAAATTAAATTAGGGTCTTCTTTCATTGCGTTTAGTAAAGGCATATAAGGTTCTATCTCTTGTAAACGGTTATTAAGTCGTTTAGCTTCACGAGAAGAGTCGCTATATCTCTTTTCTAAATTATCTACATTTTCAGTAGATACCTGTTGTTGCTCTATCCCAGGGTTCCCTTCGGAAGTTATCTGTTCTACATATTGAGCCTCATCATTTTCAATTGGCTGGTCTAGTGTTTCACCCATGACTTGCTTGTCAAGCTGAGAAAAAAATTCTTCAGCCACAGTATCATTTTCAGGGGCTAATGGTTGTGTTGCTTTTTCAGCATCATCAACTAATAGGTTATCCGTATTATTCATATTCATACTGTACTCCTTCTAATTTACAGTTACTTTTTCTTATTATCAACACTAATTTTCTGTTTTTCTAGTGCTAATTCTTTTTTTGCCATTTCTACAGTATCTTTCATACTATTTTGTAGAATTTTCTGCTGAGCTTGCGTTTGTGTAACTGACTTATCTATTGACGCAGCTCCTTCATTAATTTTATTTTTAATTCCAGATTGAACTACTGCTCTTTCTAGTGAATCGATAGTTCCTTCTTGAGTTGAAATAGTTTCTTCCATACTAGCAACTTGTTGTTGTAATTGAGAATATAAACTTTTTCTTTGTAATAATGCTTTTTTATTTCTTATATCAGTTTGCTCTATCATAGCAACATCATCAATTAGTCCAGACTGATACCATTTAAAGTATTCATCTAGTAATGCCCAACGATTTACAGGTTGAGTAGAACCAGCAACTATTCTAATATCAAATTTTGTAGCTTGATAATCATTAAATCTTTCTATTACATTTCCAAAAGAATTATACATTGGAATATTAATTGAAACTTCATTTACTTCGCCTTCAGTTGCTCCAGCTTCTGGTTGAACAATTCTAAAAACTTTTTGTGTAGTATATACAAATTGAGCCATATCTCTAAAAATATTTCCCATATGCTCTAATCCTGGTTCAACAATATTATTAACCCATTGTCTTACTCTACGAGTTCCATATTCATCCATTGCTAACATACCACGATAAGTTTCATGACTTTGGTCTCCAACTCCTTGCATACTTGAAGAAATCCCACTTAAATGCTCTATATCTTGTTTACCTTGTTGCGTAATTGTGTAAAATGCACTATTAATTGGTAAAGGCTGTACTGCTGTAGGCGGTTCAAATCCTTGTCTATATTTTAACATAGCTCCAGGAGAACTTGAATATTTTTCCCATTCTTCTTCGTTAACACTTCCTTCAGTATATAACCATCTTAAGTTAGATGCTAAATTTGCATTATGTAACATAATTTGATGAGCTTTATTTATTTCTCTTTGTTTACCAATCATCGGTAAAACTGCACCAACTGGATAAGGAGTATTCGTATAGTTATAATTAATAGGTATTATTGGATAATCTTCTATAGGTAATATTGTTTCATATAGATACATATCTCCAACAGAAGCACACATTTTAATTTGTGTCTTAAAGAAATCAACAACATCTACAATATTTTTTGCAAAAATTTCTTCTTTAGCCAGTTTGTCAAATAAGCCTTTTTCCATAACTTGTTGAACAGTTCTTGATTTAGTTTCAGTTAATTGTGCTTCCAAAATTGCTTGTTGCTCTTCCATTTTCATCTGAGCTTCTTTTTGTGCTTTTTGTAATTCAAGCTGCATTCTTTCAGGAAGCATTTCACCTTCTTCCACTAATTTAGAAAATTCCATTTCTTGTTCTCTTAAAGAAACTTGAATTTCATTTACCATAGAAGCTAATTGTTCTTGAGCTTGAGCTTTAATTTGTTCTAATTCTTCTGTAGTAGGAGGTTGTTTAATCCATGCATTAACATATGGAATTTTTTCCTTAGTATATACTTCATAGAAATCAAGAATTTCATCTTGCTCTCCTTCTAAAGTATATGCTTCATACTCTACGTCTCCAGGTTGAATAGTTTCTGATAAATGAACATTTCTTTGTGAATACTGTTTACTTTCTGTTGAACCACTTGCTCTAACAATTTTCTTTTTAAAATCTGGAAATAATTTAGTTAAAGCTGTTTTAGATAAATTCTTTTGTACAATTATGTAACTGGCATCACGAAATAAAAAATCTCTACTTTGAGGGTCTACATATAAATCATATGGGTCTATAGAATTAAATACTACTTCTCCCACTCCTCTATCAGCATCTGG